GACCCAAAAACTGGAGAACTGATTCTACCTATCCCTGATGAACTATTAGTTGAAGTAGGTTGGAGTGAGGGTGATGAATTAGTTTGGGAAGAAACTTTATTGTTAGAAGAATCAGGTGAATATCCTGGATATACTTTAAGGAGAACGATTGAAAATGAAAACGAACATGATTGAAATTGACGCAAGCCCTTGGCTAGATGAAAATGGTATGATTGAGGTAGGTGTCTATATTGGTGAAGGAACATGTGAACCTTGTTTTGAAGAAAAAACAAGTCTTATAGATTTAGTTGATAAAGCGCTTCAAGCTTACATAGTACCTAACACGTCTTCTATTCCTGATTACCATCATGAAGATGTAGAGTTGCTTGTTAACAATCTTAAAAAAGCGTATAAGTATGCTAAGAAGCAAGCAAAAAACATGGGTGTAAGCACGTAGGAGGAAATATGTTATACGCAGATTATATGTTTCAAATTGACGAAAATGGATTACTGATGTACAACAAAGGTACTGATAACGTATTGGATATGATTCAAATAGACAAAACGCCATTAAATGTTGGCGATTCTTTTGTATTGGAATTGGACGAATTCAATCGAATGTTCTTTCGTCGAGTTGATTTTAGAGAGTGTATCGATGACGATGATTATGAAGAACCTGTAGCACCGGTATAAGGTTATTCCAAAATAATATAAAAAAAAGTGATTTTTTTCACAAAAACAGTTTACTTTTGCAGAGAACGTGATATAATATATACATAAGGTAGGAAATTAAATGAAAAAATCAATTCTCGCGAAGTTACTCGCAAAAGAAAATATCACAGTTCAACAAGGCAATTATCAGACTGCATGGTTTGATATTAAAGACCGTGTCCTTGGTTTGCCACTATGGAAAGATATGGGCAATGACGTAACTGATCTCTTGATCGGTCACGAAGTAGGTCATGCTCTTGAGACTCCATTTGAAGGCTGGCACGATAGCCCTGAAAAGCTAGAAGGCTGTCCTAGGTCATATATTAATGTAATTGAAGATGCTCGTATTGAGCGAAAAATTAAAAGCCGTTATGTAGGTCTTATTGGTCCTATGGCAAGAGGCTATAAAAAGCTCTTTGACGAAAATTTCTTTGGTGATCTCTCAGATATCGACTGGTCTGAAGTAAAACTTATCGATAAGATTAATCTACAAGCAAAAGTAGGTAATCACATCGAAGTACCTTTTACTTCTGAAGAACAAGTCTTTATGGATCGTGCAATGACAACAGTTACGTTTGACGACGTAGTTGCTCTTGTAAAAGATGTCTATGATTGGACTAAAGAAAACCAAGAAGAATTACTTAATCAACCTGAACCAGAACAACAACAGGAAGAAAATCAAAATGATGAAAGTGAGCCATCAACGGGACATGATGATATCCCAAATGAGCAAGATTCAGACGATCAACAACAACCGAGTGGAGAAAATTCAAGCGATGATGTCGGATCTGAGGAAGCTGAATCAGACAATGCAAACGGAAATAGCACTGTTAAACCAAATGCTGAAAACAACGAACCAGAGTCAACTGGAACTGGATCTAACGTAAAGCCAGAAGACATTGAAAAATCTTTGACCGATGAAGAGTTTCGTAAAAATGAAACTACACTGCTTGAAGTAAATGAGCAAGGTCGCCAGCCTCTTTACGTAAGAGAGTTTAATAATAAAATTCTTAAAGATGTGGTATGGTCATATAGCGATCTTTCAGCTGAAAGAGCTAAAAGAATCGAACAAATGATGAAAGACGATTATGCATCTCTTTATCAAAATGAAATTGACGAAGCTAATTTTGAGTATGGTCCTTACATTAAATCAGTAAAGAAGAATGTTAACTTTGCTGTAAAAGAATTCGAAATGAGAAAAGCAGCATATCGTTATTCTAGGTCTGCAACTTCAAAAACTGGTTCAATTGATGTCAACAAAGTGTGGTCTTATAAGACAAATGATGACATCTTTTCAAGAGTTACAAAGCTAGCAGATGCTAAAAATCATGGTATGATGATGATTATTGATTATTCTGGCTCTATGTCAGGAGTTCTTGGTAATGTATTGGACCAAGTAATTCACCTATCAATGTTTTGTAAAGCTGTAAATATACCGTTTGAGGTATATGCATTTACATCTGCTAATCCTAGACTTGATAGGTATGATGAGTATGCCGTTGAAAATCAAAATGACGGTGAAGCTTATCATGGTGGATTGAGTATGCCATTGCTTACAAGTAGCAATCTTAAAAAGGCTGACTTTGAAGAGTCTATCAAAGCTCTTTACTACAGAAAAAAGTTTCAATATTACTTAGAAAGATCGATAGTTGCGGAGTGTGAAGAATACGGTTCAACTCCACTTAACGCTGCGCTTATTGCTTCGCACAGCTTGGTTAAAAAGTTTGTTGCAAAGCATAACGTACAAAACATGAACTTTGTTGTTATCTCTGATGGAGATACTGATGGTCTTCGTGTAGTCAATAAGCATAACGTTGAAAAGACTAATGTTGATCATGGCTACTATTCTGGTAAGCATGAGACAATCGTTCAAATTAATGGAAATAAGTTTAAGTGCGCTGGTACTAGATCTCATATGACTAGAGATCTACTTAACAACATTAAAAATACATTTAATGCTACTACACTTGGATTCTTTATTGCTGGCGATCGTCATCAGTACAACAGAAAGCTTGAAGATGTATATCATGCTTCCAGAAAAGCTGGTAGCTATTGGAGCGATGAAGGAGAAGATTTTAAGAAAAGCACACAAAGAACGTTTAGTAAAAACAAATGTGCTATCTTTAATTCGGTCTTAGGTTATGATGACTTCTATTTGCTGAAGTCTCAAAACTTATCTACTGAAGCTGATGAGTTTGATGTAGATACCGACGCTTCAAAAGGTCAAATTGCAAATGCATTTAAAAAGCATAGTAGATCTAAAAAGGTTAACAAAGTGTTACTGACTCAGTTTGGTAAATCAGTTGCACTTTAACAAATTCACGCTGAGTGATTACATGGGATATCCTACCTTATCAATCTCTCAGTTTTCACTCAGCGTGATCTATATAATGAATAATATGTATATAACAAAAAAGTCTAAAAAATTAGGTGAAAAAGAGGGATTAATTTCACATAAACCGTTTACAAACGCTCAAGACTTTGATATAATATACATATAAATTGATAAGGAGTTAAATTATGGAAAATTTGAAAACATCTAGCCAAATCATCTTAAAAGAATTGGCCAACCGCTATCCTGGACAAAATGAGTTTAGGAAGCAACAAATCGTCGATGTAGGCGAAACCTTTGGATACTCAGGTAAGGACTGGGATCCAATCATGCAAAAAGATAATCGAGTAAAGATTGGTACTTACGATCTTTCTACTCTCATTGCTTCAGTCGCCGACGAAGTTACAACCGCTAAAGTATCAAATGCGATTCCAATGCAAGCAGCTCAAATGCAATCGATTAGTAATCCTGAAAAGACATTTGCTTCAATTGACGAAACTTTCGTACCTTGGGGTTCTTTTCACGATATTGTAAAAGTAATTAAGTCCGAGATGTTCTATCCTGTATATATATCTGGACTATCAGGTAATGGTAAGACTTTTATGGTCGAACAAGCCTGTGCTAAACTTAACAAGGAATTTATCCGTGTTCAAATCAATCCGGAAACAGACGAGGATGATCTTATTGGAGGCTTCCGTTTGGTTAACGGTGAAACAGTCTTTTCTAAAGGTCCGGTTCTTAAAGCAATGGAAAATGGTGCAATCCTACTTCTTGACGAAGTTGATCGTGCTACAAATAAGATTATGTGTCTACAAGGCATTCTTGAAGGCAAACCTGTACTCGTTAAAAAGACGGGTGAGGTCATTCATCCAAAGCCTGGCTTCAACGTAATTGCTACTGCAAATACTAAAGGTAAAGGTTCTGAAGACGGTAGGTTTACTGCAGCTTCTATTATCGATGATGCTTTCTTAGAAAGGTTTACTATTTCAGTTGATCAGCCTTTCCCATCTCCAAGCGTTGAGAAAAAAATTGTTATCAATCATATGAAAAAGTTTGGTGATGTTGACGATGACTTCGCTCAAAATCTAGTCACTTGGGCTGATATTATCAGGAAGACATTCTTTGACGATGGTGTCGATGAAGTTGTTTCAACCAGACGTCTATGCCACATTGTTCAAACCTTTGCTATCTTCGGTAAGAAAGATAAAGCAATTGATCTTTGTATCTCTAGGTTTGATGAAGATACTAAGTCTGCGTTCTTGGATCTGTACAGCAAAGTAGATGCTGGTATGGATGCCGAACAAGCAGGGGAGGAAATGCCACTATAATGAAAAAAATTAATTACAAGTTTAACGAAGCAGCTCTCACAAAAGAGCTGCTGGATTATATAAATAATACCTACGATGGACATTATTCGAAGAATAAGTTTCAGTCAACTGAATTTATTATCGATTGTGGACATGGTATGGGATTTGCTATTGGAAATGTTCTGAAGTACGCTCAAAGGTATGGTAAGAAAGAAGGAGCTAATCGTAAAGATCTCCTGAAAATCTTGCACTACGCAACGATTGCACTTCATATACATGATTTGAATGAGGAAAATAAATGATAATTAGTAATGATACCTTGAATGTTCTTAAGAACTTCGCAACTATTAACCCTAATCTGGTATTCAAACCAGGACAAAAGCTTAGGACTATTTCAGAAGCCAAAACAATTATGGCGCAAGCCGATATTGTTGAGGACTTTGCACAAGAGTTTGGAGTCTATGACTTAAACGAATTCTTGTCCGTATACAATCTGATTGATAGTCCAGATCTTGACTTTGGTGACAAGTCTGTTACTGTAAAGAGTAACAATGGTAGTCAAAAAGTAAACTACCACTATTCTCAAATAGAAATCTTGACTACACCTCAAAAAGATATTCAAATGCCTGATGCAGAACTTGGCTTTACTCTTACTGACGACATGCTCGCTCAGATTAGAAAAGCTGCGGCTGTACTAGGTCATTCAGAACTTTCAATTCAAGGCGAAGATGGAGTAGTTACAGCATCTGTTGTTGATGTCAATGATGCAACTTCTAATTCGTTTTTGATTGAAGTCGACAAAGATAACTCGTGTAAAAACGATTTTAACTTTGTTGTGAGCATTCCAAATCTAAAATTGCTCCCTGGGGATTACTTTGTAAGTATCTCTTCGAAGCTTATTTCAAACTGGACTAATTCAAATTATCCTATTGAATATTTTATTGCTTTGGAAAAAAGCTCAACCTACAGTGTATAAATATATACGCAGTACTCCATTTTATTATGGAGATAAGTAGAGAGATGCTCATGGTGAGGTCTCTTAATTTAGTCTAAACTTTGCAAAGGAGAAAAAAATGACTGAAGAAGTAAAAAATGCTGAGGAGCAAGTAAACCTATCGCTTCAAGACATCGCAACTATGGTACAAATTATCGATATTTGTTCTAAGCGTGGTGGATTTGAAGGTCCTGAACTGGAAGCAGTTGGTGGTCTTAGAAATAGAGTCGTTAAGTTTTTAAACGCTAACGCTCCTAAAGGCGAGCAACCTGAAGGCGAAGTACCTGAAGTTGAAGCTGAAGCTGAAGAAGCTTAATGTTACGGGGGGAGCAATTCCCCCCAATTTTTTGAAGGAATTATATTATGGAAATCACAGAAAAAACCAATCTATTAAAAGCTCTCCAAAATGGAACTGTTCAAGTAGTATTCAAAAAGATTGACACCGAAGAAATTCGTGTCATGCCTAGTACTCTTAATGCAGATGTCTTAAAAGAAAATAATGCTCATGGATCTGTTAGTAACATCGATCCAAGTAGTGAGCACTATGCTGTATGGGCATTGGATAAGAACGCATGGCGATCATTTCGTCTAGACACAGTTGTATCTTGGGAGGTTATTGGTGAATGAATTTTTATGGGTTGAAAAATATCGACCACAAATAGTAGAAGACTGCATTTTACCGAGTAGTCTAAACAAAACATTTTCGCAAATTGTAAAAAGCGGTGAGTTGCAAAACATGCTACTTACTGGTACAGCTGGTGTAGGTAAAACTACAGTAGCAAAAGCTTTATGTCGTGAACTTGGTCTTGATTATCTTATTATCAATGGTTCTGAAGAATCTGGTATTGATACTCTTCGAAATAAGATCAAACAATTTGCATCTAGTATTTCTTTATCAGGTGGCTACAAAGTAGTTATCCTTGATGAGGCTGACTATCTTAATCCGCAATCAACACAACCAGCATTGCGTGGATTTATCGAAGAGTTTTCTGGCAACTGCCGATTTATTCTTACATGCAACTTTAAAAACCGTGTAATTGAACCATTGCATTCTCGATGCAGTGTAATTGAATTCAGTATGCCAAAGGGAGAAAAAGATCGACTTGCTTCAGTGTTTATGAAAAGACTGATGTTTATTCTTGATTCTGAACAGGTCAAATATGAACCACCAGTTCTTGCTGAACTTATCATGAAGTATTTTCCTGACTATCGTAGAACTATTAATGAACTTCAAAGATATTCTACTCATGGTCAGATCGATACTGGTATTCTTACAGTCGTAGGAGATGTATCAGTAAACGAACTGATGAACAATTTAAAACTTAAAGACTTTCGCAAAATGCGTAGCTGGGTAGCAAACAATATTGATGTGGAACCGGCTGTAATCTTTCGAAAGTTATATGATAACTGTAGCGACTATGTAGAACCACAATCTATTCCGCAACTTATTCTTATTCTAGCTGAATATCAGTATAAGAATTCTTTTGTGGCTGATCATGAACTTAACACAGTCGCTTGTCTTACTGAAATTATGGCAGGGGTACAATTTAAATGAACGAAATAAGAAATAATCCTGGTACAATTTATGTACGTTGGTGGGAAGTCCATTATGGAGAAGAAACTAAATATCGCATATGTCTCTATAATGAAAATAGAGTAATTAAAGAGCGCGTAGTTAATAATCTTGCAGAAGCAGAACCAAATGCTCGAGATATGTATGATACTTTCACAACTATAAGAGGCCAATTAGCTACTCCAGAGTTTCTTGGGAGCTTGCAAAATAAATGAATCCTTTTGAATACGTAAATGCGATAAATTTTACCAAAAAAGATATCATGGTCGATGACGTTGCAGAAAAAGCATACACACCGTTTTTGATTAATCGTTCGCTTTCGTATTTTAATGATACTATATTATTTGCTAATGAGATGAATCGACATCATCATATTGATCATCGCCTTCAGTTTGATTTTTTTATAAATATAATTAGAAAGAAGAAAAGATTCTCAAAGTGGATTAAGCCACAAGAAATCGAGAATCTGGAACTCATCAAAGAATATTATGGATACAGCAATGAAAAAGCTAAGTCCGTTTTATCATTATTAAACAATGATCAAATTGAAGAGTTGAAACAAAGGATTTACAAAGGTGGAAAACGATAATCAACAAATAACAAACTGGACTCCAGCGTCTATGCTGGAAGTTACATTAAACGAACCAGACGATTTTCTTAAGATCAGAGAAACGCTTACTCGAATTGGAGTAGCATCTCGTAAAGATCAAAAGCTCTTTCAGTCATGTCATATCTTGCATAAGCAAGGTAGATACTTTATTGTTCATTTTAAAGAACTCTTTCTCTTAGATGGAAAGCCTTCTAACTTAATGACCAATGACGTAGAACGTAGAAATACAATTGCAACTTTACTTGCAGACTGGGGGTTAATTAGTATTCTAGATAATTCGAAGATGGACTTAGCTCCATTGAGACAGATCAAAGTAATACCTTACAAAGAAAAGACTCAATGGGAGCTTTGTCCTAAGTACAATATTGGGAATAGTAATTAAGCTATTCTTTGTACTTTACAAGTAACTCCCTTAGATTTTCTAGAGAATAGAGTTACTTTGCTGTCATTGCGTACAGTACGACCGTGTATGTACATATTAGAACCAGGTTCTTCAATAAGTGTAATTACTCGGTCAATTTGACAATTAGGTAAGTCGAAATAGACTTTATCTTCATTCTTAAGAATCAAGACAAGTTTATCTTCAGTTGTGATACCAAATTTGTCTATTTGTTTTTGGTTAACACTATCAGCAAATGCAGGTAATGTTACTATGAACATTAGTAAAAATGCGTAGGCTAAAAAAGAAAATTGTTCTTTTAAGTGTTTTCTAGTTGGGATTAAATTAAGGTCTTTTAATAAATGTTCCATGATGCCTCCATATTAATTTTGTATATATAATAGTATATATAAGATATATAACTTTAACAGGTGATTTGAAATGAAAAAAGACAGTGAAATTTTGGTAAAATGTAACAGAGATGTAAAAAAAGAGTTTATATCTTTGTGTAAAGATCTTGATACATCAGCAAGTAGAGAGATCAGAAATTTTATGCAAAATTATATCAAAGAAAATAAAACTAAAGATTAATTTTGTATAAATAATATTGACATGCCGATAGTCGGGTGTCAAGTATAACCTTGCTAAATATAGGAGGAAATAATATGGTAAGAAGTACTTTGAACGTTCCACGTTCGCTATTCGTAGGTTTTGATACATTATTTGAAGATCTTGAAAAGATTCATAATAATGCAAAGACCGGTAATGATAACTATCCACCCCATAATATCGTAAGAATCGATGACGAGAAGTTTCTCATCGAACTTGCTGTTGCGGGTTTTTCAAAAGATGACATTGACCTAGAGTTGAAAGATGGCATCTTGAAAATTAAAGGATGCGTTGAAGCAGATGAGCGTGAATACGCTTATAAAGGCATTTCATCCCGCAAATTCGAGAAGAGCTTCCGCCTCTCAGAGTTTGTCGTAATTGATGGTGCTGATCTCGAAGACGGTATACTTGTGGTGTACGCCAGAGTAGAAATCCCAGAAGAGCAGCGTCCTAGGAAGATCGATATTGGGTCTGCTGGGTCATCAAAGAAGAAGCAGTTTTTGAAAGGCTAAATCAGCGAAATCCTAGCAGAAAAATTTAATTTTTTGCTGGAGAATTTAAACATGAAAAATTTATTTAACATGCTGCACACAAATGTCTCGGCCTTTTACGATCTTGCTGAATTAATTCTTGTTGGTACTATAGTCCTAGGACTTGCGCCAGCAATTGTTATAATGAGCTTGGTCTAATAGGTCATCAAAGGGGAAGGGAAACTTTCCCCTTTTTATCGTTTACAAATCATTGAAAATGTGGTATAATATACATTATGAAAAGCTTTTACACCAACGTCTCTCGATATGGCAACTCTATTCTACTTCGTGGATATGATGAGTTTGGCAAGCGAGTAACAGACAAAATAAAATATCAGCCAACATTCTTTGTTGCAACTTCTCGTCCTACTAGTTGGAAATCTCTTACAGGTATTCCTGTTGCTCCAGTTCTTATGGACTCTATGCGTGAAGCAAAAGAATGGCTACAAGTTAACAAACAAACAGCCGGTCGACAAATCTTTGGTAATGATCGGTATATCTCTACATATATTAATGACAACTTTCCTGGTGATATCGAATTCGATCGAAATAAGATTAACGTAACTACAATCGATATCGAGGTTGCTTCTGATGACGGATTTCCAGAACCAGAAAAAGCAGATAAACCTGTCATCGCAATCACAATTAAAAACAATATTGACAACACATACTATGTCTGGGGTCTTGGAGACTATGATGTAGAATCCACAATGATGAAGACTCATCGTGTTGTTTATCATAAGTATGCGTCAGAAGCTGATTTGCTTATCAACTTTATTACGCATTGGTCATCGCACGCTCATTCTCCAGATGTAATTACTGGTTGGAACGTAAGATTCTTTGATATTCCATATCTTGTAAATCGTATCCATAGAATGCTTGGCGAACAATATGTCAAACGACTGAGTCCCTGGGGTTTGGTTGGAAGACGTGATGTAACTAAGATGGGTCGTACTCAGCAAGCATATGATCTTACTGGTATTTCGATTATTGATTACCTAGACCTCTTTCAAAAGTTTGGATACTCGTATGGTCCACAGGAAACTTACAAACTCGATCATATTGCTCATGTAGTTCTTGGTGAAAAGAAACTATCGTACGAAGAATACGGATCACTTCACTCGCTATACAAGCATAACTTTCAAAAGTTTATCGACTATAATATCAAAGACGTAGAATTGGTAGATCGCATCGAAGATAAGATGGGACTGATTACTCTTTGCATGACCATAGCTTATAAAGGTGGTGTAAACTATAATGACACCTTTGGCACAACTGCAATATGGGATTCAATTATCTATCGTAGACTCTTTGCAAATAAAGTTGCTGTGCCGTTTATCGAAGACAAGACTAAAGGTAACTATCCAGGTGGTTTCGTAAAAGAACCTCACATTGGTATCCATAATAATATGGTCAGTTTCGATTTAAACTCTCTATATCCGTCAATCATTATGCAGTACAACATGTCTCCAGAAACTATTATAGATGGAGATGTTGTACAATTTGATATCGAATCGGTTCTTACTGGAACTCAAATACAAACACAACCAGGCAAATCTCTTGCTGCAAATGGCCAATACTTTCGAACTGATAAGCCTGGTATTATTCCAACGATCATTGATGAAATGTACAGTGAACGTGTACAGATGAAAAAGCACATGATCAATTCTCAAAAAGAATTACAAAAGGTAGACAAGGATGACAAACAACAACTTTACTCGATTGAAAGAAATATATCGATCTATGAAAACCAGCAGATGGCTATTAAAATTCTGCTTAATTCTCTCTATGGCGCTCTTGGTAATCAGTATTTCAGATTCTTCGATCAAAGAATTGCCGAGGCCATTACTCTCACCGGTCAGCTCACTATACGTTGGGCCGAGTATTCTCTTAACAGATACCTTAACAAAGCATTGCGTAAGCAAGAATGGAAAGACTATGTTGTCGCTATCGATACTGACTCGTTGTATGTATGCCTAGACGAATTAGTAGAAGCAATTAAGCCAAATAATCCTATTGACTTTCTTGATAAAGTCGCTAACGAGGCTCTAGAACCTGAACTTGCAAAAGCATATGATAATCTATACAGCATGCTTGGCGGCGTAAGTAATCGAATGGTTATGAAACGTGAAGCAATTGCTGATCGTGGCATATGGACTGCTAAGAAGCGCTACATTCTAAACGTACATGATAACGAAGGTGTTCGATATAAAGAACCTAAGCTTAAGATCATGGGTATCGAAGCTATTAAATCTTCTACTCCTGAACCTTGTAGAGATGCTCTCAAAGAAATCTTCAAAGTGATTATATCTGGAAGCGAATCTCAGACTCAGAAAGCAATTAAACAATTTAAGGAATATTTCAAAACGCTGCCAGCTCACGATATAGCATTTCCTCGTGGTGTATCTAAAGTTCGAGAGTTTCGTGACTCTAACACAATTTACAAGAAGGGTACCCCTATTCATGTACGTGGTTCTTTACTCTATAACAAATTAGTACTCGATCTAGATCTTAAGAAAAAGTATGCAGCTATTCAAAATGGAGAAAAGATCAAGTTTGTATATCTACGTAAACCAAATACAATTCGTGAAAACGTAATTTCGTTTCCAGATTATCTTCCGGAAGAATTTGCGCTTTCTAAATACATCGATTTTGAGACACAGTTTCAAAAAACATTTCTAGATCCTATTGAACCGATTCTAGATGCAGTTGGCTGGACGTCAGAAGAAGTGTCGTCATTAGAGGACTTTTTTGGATGAGATCTAAACTTACATTTGACAAACTTATAAAAGATTATCAATTTAATACTGTGCTTGATGTAGGAGGAGGAACAGGTCCATATAGAGATTTGTTCATCTCTGAATCAAAAAAAGTCTATACTTCTGATATTAAAGAATCAGATTTCGAAGGTGATTTTAACGCATATGATTTTGGTTCAATTAAATTTGAATGCGTGTGGTGTGTACATACATTAGAGCATCAGTTAAATGTCAATCATTTTCTAACAAAAATACATTCAATTTTAGTTGAAGGAGGAGTGCTAGCAATATCAGTACCTCCAATGAAACATAATATTGTTGGAGGACATGTATCACTATGGAATGCTGGAATCCTCCTATATAATCTAATACTTGCTGGCTTTGATTGCTCAGATGCTGCGGTAAGAACATATGGATATGACGTATCTGTTATTGTAAAGAAGCGATCAATACTGAAATTACCAGATTTAAAATACGATCATGGAGATATTGAAACACTATCAAAATATTTTCCAAGAGACCTACGAGCTAATCAAGGTTTTCATGGACAAATACCTGCAATTAATTGGGATTAACTGTTTACAAACACTTAAAAATGTTGTATAATAGTAGTATAAATGGAGAAAAATATGAAATTAGTAAGATTAACCTCTGGTGAAGAAATCGTTTGCCAGGTTAAAGAAACAGAAGATGCAATAGTAATTACTGACGCATTTTCTTTGATAGCACCAGAGCCAGGTAAGATTGGATTTATTCCTTTCATGGCTTATTCTAAAAACAAAGAGTTTACAATCAGTAAAGAGTTCGTTATTCTTATTGTAGATCCAGTCGATGAGATGGTAGATCAAGTAAGAACTATGACCACTGGAATCGTAACTCCTAATCAACAAGGAATTATAACATGAGCAAAGACTGGGTAAAAGATATTCATGACATGCAAACCAAGTATCAAACTCGCGATTGGGTAGATCAAAATAGCGATAAGCACATTCAGTTTCTTAATTTTAGAGCTGACTTTCTTCAAGAAGAACTTGATGAAACTAAACGTGCTATTATGGCAGGTGATCCCGAAGAAATCGTCGATGGTTTGATCGATCTATGCGTTGTTGCTATTGGTACTTTGGATGCCTTTGATGTAGATGCATATAAAGCATGGGATGAAGTACTTAAAGCAAATATGGCAAAACAAGTTGGCGTAAAAGAATCACGTCCAAATCCACTTGGTATGCCTGATCTTATTAAACCTGAAGGATGGAAAGCTCCAAACCACGAAAAAAATTATGGCTGTCTCCCTAACGATATTCGATAGTATTTACGATAACAAAACGAATAAGAGAATGGACTACAATTCTTTTGACGAGTTTGAGTCTATTCTTTATCGTCTTGCTGATCAAAGTAAATATAAGACTAAAAAGGAAGCACCTTTAATTAGTCCTGCAATCTATCATGATAACACAACTCGAGCTAATGGCAATGTTCTTGGTTGGGGTGGATTTGGTATTGTAGATGTCGATGACTATGAAGGTTCTATTGATGATATACATAATAAGTATTCGAAATACAAATATGTTTGCTATTCTACAGCTTCTTCAACGAAAGAACATCCAAAATTTAGATTAGTATTTCCTTTGACTGAATTTGTAAAGGCTGACAACATCAAACATTTTTGGCACGCACTTAATAAAGAAATAGGAGACATCGCAGATGCTCAAACAAAAGACTTATCCCGAATGTACTACGTACCAAGCAAATACGGGAACGCTTACAACTTCATATTCTCTCACGACGGAGAAGTCATGGACCCTCAACAACTCATGGAATCTCATCCCTATGTCGTACCAAATGAATCGTTTTTCGATAAGCTTCCAACGGCTATCAAAGAAGGACTCATCGCTCACAGAAAAGGACAACTCAATAACACTGACTTTAAATGGACCGGATATCGCGACTGCCCTTTTGTAAATAAGCGTCAGATCGAAGAATATAAAATGATTTCTGGTACAGGTTGGTATTACAAAATGTATCAAATTATGGTATCAACTGCTGGTAATGCTATGAGCAAAGGTTATCCAATTTCATCAAAAGAAATTGCTTGGATCTGCAGAGATCTTGATAATGATACCGGTGGCTGGTATGGCAAACGTGATATGGAAAGAGAAGCAGAACGAGCAATTGAGTTCGTATTTAGAAACAATTTATGATGGACTTTAACTTATCAGAAATACCTTATGAAGCTTGGCATAATCGAGCTTTAGAAGAAGCTAATAAAATTAAAAAGAATAAATCTTTTATTTTGTCAGGTAGAACATTTGAGAATCTCTTATGGAGAACTAAACAAGGACATGCTTGTGAACAATATCTCATGTTATATTGTAATCATACAGATGATAAACGCGATTTTCAAGATGTGCTTGATACAGAAGAAAATCCAGTAGCCGTTAAAGCGTGCAATCCGAATTGGCTAGATCAGAACTTAAAAGATTGGGCTAAAGATAAAATAGATAATCCATGGAAAGAATGGCCAGATATTCTACACGTTTGGGGTAACATTAGTAAAATCGAAGGCATAATAAATCCAGAGTATACGTATATCGGTAAATATACATGGAGTGAAAATAAATGGAAAAAGTAGTTTACAAACACTCGAAACTATGTTATAATAGTAGTATTAAACAGGAGCAACAATGAAAGAAAGTATAAGAGTTTTACAAGAATGCGCAGAACTTCAGGACAAAAAGTCTAAAGACTATCAAAGTTCTGAATCTACTGTCGTTCAATCCATGCATTATCGTAGAGGTGTTGATACCATTCATGACATTATCTTAGGTAAAGTTATGCGTGCAACTTCACTACTTGAATCTGATCCTAATAATCCAAACTTCGAATCGCTTGAAGATACTTACAAAGATATGATTAACTATGCATCCTTTGCTGTATCTTATTTGCGTGGCAAGATGGAAGGCCAAGATACTAATCGCGATATGTTCAATAAACCTATCTCACGACAAAAAGCTCGTGAACAACTGGAGAATGCTAATGTGGCAGAATAATACTAAAGATATTGCTGAACTATTCATTAATGAACTAGAAGCTGAACGTTTTACTGTAGATAAGACTGGTGCAAAGACCATTGAGATTATCGGTGCATCGTTTATTGCTGATAAACCAGCTATTTTTGGTAAGCCAAATGAAGAATACATCGAAGCTGAACTAGAATGGTATGAATCTATGTCTACTAATATTAATACACTTGCTGATATTTACGGCAAATCTCC